AGTCCCGCGGCGGAGAAGGCGACGTTGATGACGCCGGTCTTCTGCGCCAGCGCGAGCATGGCGATGACCTGCTGCACCTCCGGCGGCAGGGACCGGAACGCGTCCCAAACGGCGGAGGTGAACCGTCCGACGCGCTCCAACGCGCCGCCGAGGTTATCGACCGTCTCCACAATCTTCGGCCAGTTGCGTTCCACGCCGCCGGCAATGTTGCGGATGTCGTCCGCGAGTGCCTTCGCCCTCTCCTGCACGGCGGGCATGTTCTCGGTCAGTTTGCGAATCGCCAGAACCGCGACGTCGCCCATGGATTGCAGCGCCGGCGTCAACGCCTGCTGCAAGGGCGGCAGCAGGCCCACCAGGGCCGTATTCGCCTCGGTCAGGACCGGGAACAGGGACTTCCCGAAACTCGTCTTGACGCCCTCCGTGGCAAGGGACAGGTCACGTTGGGAGGCGCGGAACTTCGCCAGGGCGTCCTGGTCGGTCTTCGTCAGCGTCAGACCGTAGGCGGCGGTCTTCGCCTCCAGGTCGGCGATCCCATCGGCGCCCTTGTTGAGCATCGGGATCATGTCCAGCCCGGACCGGCCGAACAACTGCACAGCCAACGTGGACTTCTCAGCCCCGTTGGGCATGTCCTTAAACACAGCGGCGACGTCTTTAAGCACGTCGCCGGTCGGGCGGATGTTCCCGGCGGCGTCGCGGGTCGCAATTCCAAGACCTTGTAGTTGCTTGGAGTTGCCCTCTATGTCCTGGGAGAACGCCCGCATGGACGTTGCCAGCGTGTCCGCCGATACCCCGGTCATCGCGGCGGCGCCGCGGAGCGCGGACATCTGCTCGACGTTGCCGCCCATGATCCGCTGCAGTTTCATGGACTCGCCGCCGACAGTCTCGAAAGACTGCACCGACGCCTTGGCGAAGTCGGTCACCTTTGAGGCGATGATCCCAACGGACACGGCGGCGCCGAGTCCGGCGAGGGTCTTGCCCAACCCGGACGCCTTCGACCCGATGTGATCGAGGTTTGACGCGGCGGACTTCGCGGCCGCGCCCGTCTCATCCTTGCCGATGAAGCGGAAGATCAGGTCTGAGGTCTTAGACGCCACTCGGTCCTCCTGCCGCCATCGTCGCCTTCATCAGTTGCTCGCACCATGCGCGATGGTCCTCCCAGCGGTCACAGGGAAGGTCCAACATGGCGTCGAGGTCCAGGGCGTACGCCCACCGGAAGTAGGGCTCCCAGCCGTGGACCTGGTCCTCTAGCCGCCGCCCGTCGATCCGATCGGCGGGGCCTCGGTAGGGCCCTCGGGCTGCGCCGGGATCTGCTCCGCAACCCACGCTTCGACGGCGTCGTCGTCGGCGAAGCGGATCCAGTCGCCGAACGACGGCAGGTCCACCGCGGTGTAGGCGGGCGCGTCGTCGCCGAGGGCGCGGCGCAGCGCGAGCCACACCCCGGCGATGGTGGCCTCGGGGTCGTCGGAGATGAACCCCTCTACGAAGCCGGCGCGGTCCAGGCCGGTCTTCTTCGCGACGTCGATCTCTTCGCGCTTGGTGAGCGCGTTGAGGTCCAGCGGGTAGTCGGCGCCCTGGTAGGTGACGACGAAGTCCCAGACGGGGCGGTGCTGTCCCATGCCAGCCCGCCTACAGCGCCGTGTCGGTGGTGATGATGGTCACCGTCGGCAGGTTCCCCGAGTCGTCGTCGTACCACTTCCACGACCAGTCCGAGGTGAGTTCCTTCGGCCCGGCGATGGTCTGCGCTTTGGGTTCGAAGATGACACTCGGCACGTCGAAGGTGACCTTGTAGTAGATGCCGCCGCCGATCAGCCCGCCGGTGAACGACCAGTTCAGGCTCGTCGGGGTCGTGGTGAGCGACAGGTCCTCTACAGCCGTCTTGTCCAGGTAGTCCCGCGATATGGTGCCGGTCAGGTCGTACCAGTCGTTCAGGACCGGCGCGCCCTTCAGGCCGGTGCCGTCGAGGGTGTAGTCGGCGTCGTCGATCTTGCGGGACAGCTTCCAGGAGCAGGACCGGGCGCCGGTCAGGGTGGTCTCCGATGCGTGGGTGCCGATCTTCAGCGTGGACTGCAGCCCCGTGAACACGGCCGGCGCCGGCGACGGGTAGGACACGGTTGCCAGGGCGGTGGAGTTGTCCCACTTACGGCCGTCGAAGCCGACGGACAGCTTGGCGATGTCGGAGGCGTCGCAGGACACCTCCGCGGAAGTGACGACCGCACCCACGACGGTCGCGGGGATGACCGACGCGCCGGAGCGCAGCGGGCGGCCCGACTGCAGCGTGAGCGACTTCGCGGTGCCGTCCAGGGTGTGGACCTGGGTGTAGGACGACGACGCACCCGAGGTAGACGTGGACGTGCCGCCCATGATGGCCTGCCACAGCTTGCCCAGGCCCTTGGTCACCAGGTCGGTCTTGAGGTCCGCGCTGGCGTTGTACGTGGTCTGCACGTGGTGCGCGGCGCGGGGGCCGAGGCCGCCGGCCTTGATCGTCGGGGCGGTCACCCGCCCGTCGGTCGGCTGCAGATCGGCGGACTCGTGGAAGAGGAACGTCGTCGGCGCCACGTAGGTGCCGTAGGTCGTCTCTGTGGACAGGCCGAAACTAGACCCGAGGCCGGAGCCGATAGCCATTAGTTGTCACCCTTCTTGGTGGTGGTCTTCTTGGGTGCGGGTTCCCACAGCTCGGGCTGCGGGGCGGTGTAGTCGGGGAGGTCGGCGAGGTCGCCGGGGGTCACGACGACGCGGCGGCCGCGGGCGTCAACCAGTTCCCGGTCCTCGGTGCCGATGTAGCGGTGCTGGGCCATGCTCGGGGACTCCTATCGCTTGCTGTCGATGAGGGCGGCGACCTGCTGGGTCCAGCGGTCGAGGGCTTGCTCGGCGTCGGCCTGGGCCTTCTCCGCGTGCGGGGCGATGGAGTCGTCCCACCACATCGGGTCGACGAGGCGCTGCTCCACCCACGTCCACTTCGACCGCGGCAGTCGGCGGGGGTGGATGATCGGGTGGCGCCACTTGCCGTAGTTGCGGAACGACCTGGTGGATGATCGGGACGTGAGGAACGCGGCCGCCCGGCGGGTGCGGACGGCGAGCTGCATCTCGCCCTTGCTGGTGGTCATCGCCGAGGCGATACCGCGGGCCAGGCCGGCGCGCAGGGTGTGCTGCGCCACCAGCTGCGTGTAGCGCCGCGCGGACACCTGCCGCTTCCCGGTCGCGGCGGCCACGGCCAGGGACCGCGTGTATCTGGCGTTGACGCGGGCGCGGGCGCTGGTCTGCGACGAGGTGCGCCCGGCGGGGCTGTCCATGCGGATGGCCATGGCCGCGGACTTCGCCGATGCGACGGCGCCGGCGACGGTGCTCTTCATCTCCTTGCGCAGCTCGGGCAGGAGTTCGGGGGTGTCGGCGCGCAGGGCGCGGGCGATCGCTGTCAGGTCCGGCGCATCGGTGCGGATCATGTGAGCGCCTCATACGTCGCGGCGATGCGCAGCTCGCAGAACGCCCCGTCCGGGGAGCGGCCCCGGTACACGTCGACGGCGGCGAGCTCGACCCACAGTACCCCGTCCACTCCGAGCGACGGGTTCGCGCGGACCGTGGCGGCCACGGCGTCCCACACGGCGAACGCGGCGGCCTGGACGGCGCCTAGGTCGATGTCGCCGGACTGCGCGACGATGGTGCCCTCGATGCGCCCGGACTCCCCGCGCGGCGGGGACGACTGCCCGAGGTCGTGGTGGGCGGTGTCCAGCCGGCCGGCGCGCCCTTCGTCGCCGGACGCGATACCGAGCTCCATGAATACCTGGTGGGCGTCCTGGTCGAGCATGTCTCCGTTGGACACCGGGACGGTGCACGCGTCGGCGGCGGCCGCGGCGAGCGCGTCGACGACGCGCGGCCAGGCGCACGTCATCCGAACCCGCTCAGCGTGGAGTCGCGCCACTGCCCGACGACGGCGTTGGGCAGGTCCCACCCGTCGCCCGGGGCCCAGTTCTCGGCGGTGCGCCGGATCGTTCCGCGCTGGGACTGCCACAGCCAGCGCAGCAGCATCCTGGCGCCCATGACGTCGGTCGCGGGCTGCACCCGGTACCCGGCGAGGTAGGTCACCGAGATGCGGTTGTAGTCCCAGCCGGCTTCGCGGTACAGCACCGCCGCGTCCGGGCTGGTGGTGACGGCCGCCGGGTCGATGGCGTCGCCGTCGCCGCTGACCGCGGCCAGGGCCAGGACGGGGCCGATGGGCAGCAGCAGGGACCGCTGCCAGCGGGATCCGGGGAGGTCCGCGACGATGGTGCGACGCCCGAACACGCGGCCGCAGAAGTCCTCACCCTTCTGCGTCACCACGTCGAGGTAGGTGCGCAGCTCATCATCGGAGTCGGTCGATGTGATGTTGAGGTAGGCCTTCGCATCTGCGAGGGACAGGACGGGCACGGACGCCGGGTCGCGTGCGGTGAACGAGTCGGAGTAGGCCGATGCGTTGAGCCCGGTCGCGTTCCAGTCCACCGACCACAGGCCGGGCATGGTGATGGGGATGCCGGCGGCATAGGCGCCGGGCCCGGTGTGCTCGATCGGCGGTGTGGTCGTGGTGCCGTCGGGTGCGACGGCCGTGCACACCACGGCGGTGGCGTCGGCGGCCGCCCCGTCCGCGTCGCGGACCTGCACCGAGGTGGGGTAGACGTCCCCGACGTCGTACACGTCAGGCGCCGCTCATCGTCGCCGCGGCACCCGCGGCGGGAGCCATGGTGCCGGCCGGGACGAGGCGGGCGTCGGCATAGGTGGGGGCGGCCGCGGCCAGCTGCGCGTACGTCGGGTACTTCGATGCGGCCGCGGCGTAGGTGCCCCACACGATGCCGGGCATGTCAGCCCCTCGTCTGCTTGCCGCGCGGGGTGCGCTTCGCCGGAGGTGCTGCCGCCCGCTCGGCGCCCGCACCCGTGTAGGCGTCGATCTGCGACTGCACCTGGGCCGCGCGGTCGTCCAGGCCGCGGGCGGTGTAGCCGGCCTGCTCGGCGCGCAGCGCCGCGAGGGTGCTGGAAGTCTGCTCGTCGTCCACGTGGACCGTCCTCTCCTGCTGGTGGGGGGGGTGGTGCCGGCCGGGGCGCCCGCGCATGGGATCGCAGACGCCCCGGCCGGGGCCGGTGCTAGAAGCTCGGCGCGGCCAGGCCGGTACCCGCGATGACAGAGATGGCCTTCGGGGCGCGGGCGGACATGAGCGCCAGGTAGGAGTACAGGCGGAACACGACCTGCGCCTCCTTCGCCTTCGTCTCCCGGAACAGCTCCGCGCGCGGCGCCGACTCGTACAGCGTCACGTCGGAGGCGCGCATCGTGATGATGCGGTCCTCGTTCGTGCCGGTGCCCAAGTTGACCGGGATGTTCGCGTCGAGGTACACGGGCAGCGCCAGGCCGCGCAGGGTGCCGGCGAATCCCTCGGGCACGTTTCCGTCGGTGATGCCCAGCAGCGGCAGCGCGGTGGCCAGCGCGTCGGACACGTACGGGCGGCCGTTCGCGTCGAGCTGCGACTCGAACCACGCCCACCGGTCGGGGTGCATCACCACGTGCGTGGCGGGCAGGAACCGGCCCTTGTGGATCTGCCGCTTCGCGTCGATCAGCTTGGGCCACGCCTCCGGCACGGTCGGGGAGGCGTCGGTGTAGGTGACGGCGTTGATGCCCGCCACGGACAGGAGGCCCTTCTTTCCGGTCGCGTTGTTGGAGATGCAGAACGTGTCCACGGCGACGGCGTGGGCGGCGGCGAGGTCGCCGAACACGACGGTGTCGACGTTGATCGGGGACTGCTCCAGCAGCTGCAGGTTGACCGTCGCGACTCCGCCCTCGGTCGCGACGGCGGCGGTCGCCGAGCTCGACGTCATGTCCGTCTCGGACAGGGCGTTGCCCTGCGTGGTCTGCTCCGCAACGGACGAGCCGCCGGTCACGACGGGCACGCTGATGGAGTCGGTGCCGGCGGGCAGCACCTCCTGGCGGAACAGGTCGGCGGTGACGCGCCCGGCGCGGGCCAGCGGCTCGAACTCGTCGATGAGCCACGTCGGGGGCACGAACTCGCCGATGCCGCCGTCGGCGGTGCCGATGGCGCGGGAGTGCCGGTCGAGGCGCTCCAGGGACTCCGAGCGGCCGTACTTCTGCGCCTTGTACAGGTCGCGGAAGTAGGAGTGCTCGCCGTCGCGGCGGTAGATCTCCGGCTCGGCGGTGACGCGCACCGAAGCGGCGGGGGCGATATCGCGGGCGAGGTCGGCGGCCGCGGCGTCGCGGGCGGCCTCGGCGCGCAGGTCCTCCACCCGCTGGCGGGCGTCGTCGATCTGCGGGTCGAGGGCGTCGCGGGCGGCGATCGCCGCATCCACGTCGGCCAGGGCCGGTGCGTTGTCGCCGGACTCTGCGGCGGCGCGCATGTCGGCGAGGGCCTGGGTGCGTGCGGCGCGGTCGTCGAGGAGCGACCGCAGGGTGGACTCGGCTGCTGCGATGAGCTGGTCGAGGGTCATGGGGGATGCCTTCCTGATGAGGGTGGGGCGGGCAGGTGGGGTGTCCCTGGTCTGGCGCGGTCGCGAGCGAGGGGCGGCCCGGCGTGGGTGCCGGGGGGTCTAGAGGGCGGCGGCGAGCGCCAGGCGCACGGCGGCGGGGCTCGCCGATCGCAGAGCCGCGGTGGTGGCCGGGTTGGCGCCGAAGCCGACGATGGCGACGTCGCCGCGGTGCAGGTCGAACTTCTCGATGCGATACTCGGTGTAGTCCGGGGACCACTGCCCGGCCGTGATGCGGAAGCAGAAGCTCATCTCGTCGATGAGGCCGGCTGCGATCTTCGGCGCGATGTACTCGACGTCCTCGTCCTCGGGGTCGAGCACCGCCTGCGCGCGCAGCCCCGTCGCATCCGAGGTGAGGGTGAGGGTGCCGTTGGTGGTGCGGGCGATGCGGCGCAGCTGGTCGTGCCCCAGCACCAGCGGGCAGTCCAGGTCCGGGTTGGCCAGGGTGTCGGCGGCGGCGCCGGCGGCCACGACCTCCGTGTACGGGCCGAACATGTCCCACATCTCGTAGGGCGACTCGTAGACGGTGGCGTACCCGTCGAAGTGCAGCGGCACGTCCGCGCCCGGGTCCTCCGTCGCGTCCTCGGCTGGGGTCTCCGGGTCCAGCTGTCCGGCGCGGGTGATGGCGAGGTTGCCGCGGAACGATGCGCGTGCCCTGCCGGGTGCGTCGTCGGGGGCGGCGCGGCGCTGCGCGGGGCGGTGCGAGCGCTGCGACACACCTGCGGCACGCGCCGCGGCCGGGGTGAGGATGTCTGTCATGGGGCTCCCGTCTTGGATCCGGGTGTCTGCTTGGTCGAGCCGAACAGGCGGTCGAACTGGGCGTAGTCGTCCTCGGTGAGGGGCGGCAGGTCGAGCAGGGCGCGCGCCTCGTCCGGGGTGCGCAGCCGCTTGTCGACGTTCTGGCCCAGCAGCTCGGCCTTCGCCGCGGCGTCCATGCGCAGCAGCGCGTCGGTGTTGAACTTCACGAACCGGGGCGCGGCGACCAGCCGGTCGGAGAACGTGGCCTCGCGCCGCGTCAGACCCGGACCGATGTTCAGCGTCAGCAGCTGCAGGTTGCGCTGGGTCACGTTCGCGTACGTGATCGACGACTTCGCGGTGCCCGAGTCGGCGTCGATCATGTCCGCGGGCACCCCCAGATAGCGGCACACGTCAGCGGACGTGGCGCCGATCGCGTCGAGGAACTTCGCATCGGAGGCGGCGGCCGCCGCCGGGGTGTACTCCCAGTCCGACCCGGACACGAACACGCCGCGCGACGACGTCGCCGCCCGGAACCGCTCCTTCATGATGAGCGCCTCGGGCTGGGTGATCGTCTTCTCCTTGTTGCGCAGCATCCCCGTGGGGGACGCCCCGGACGTGAACCACGTGAGCGCGAACTCCTGCGCGGACAGGTTGTGCGCCAGGGTCATCGCCGCGGCGCTGATCGGCGACAGACCCACGGGAAGCCCGGCGACGACGAACTGCCGCTCGTGCCACACGTCGGCGTTGTCGACCAGGCGACCCAGGTGCCGGTACTCGACCCGGCCGGCCTCCCGGTCCAGGCGCACCGTCCACTCCGCCGCATCCGAAGGCTCGATCTGCGCCGGGCGCCCCGCACCGTCGCGCGCGACGATCCGGCCGAACGCGTTGCCGTACCTGTCCAGGTCGATCTGCGTGGCGTACAGCCATTCGTTGAGCATCGGGTGCATCGCCGACGGGTGCACCAGCACCGGCGGCTTCGGCACCTCCACCGCACGCCCGTCCACCCGGCGGTACACGTCCACGGGCAGCGTCGATACGAGGTCGGCGCGCAGCCGCAGGCACGCCCACACCGCCGACACGCGCATGGACCGGTCACGCGGTGCGAACCGTCCCATGGTCGAGTCGATCAGGCGCGGCTGCGCCGAGTTGGGCGGCACCACGAACGGGTCGAGGAAGTCCGGCTGGGTACGGCGGAACAGGCTCACAGGGCGTCCAGCCCCTCTGCGTCGGCGCGCCGGCGGCGCGCGTCGGCGGCCAGCGCCCCGGCGGACACGGCAGCGAGCACCAGCGCGGCGGCCAGCAGGCCCAGCCCGGCACCCACCGGTCCGCCGACAAGCCCGGCGACGATGAGGCACGCGCCCGCGGCCGCGCACAGCGCCGCCAGGCCCTCAAGGAGGGTCGTCACCCAGTCGAGCATCCAGCCTCCTGTCTCACCACGCCGAATCCAAGATGTCGTAGGCCACGGCGCGGCCCAGCCACATCCAGTGCGCATACGTCGCCGCGACCAGCGGCGACACGTCGACGGTCGAGTCCTTCCGCGACCACTTCCAGCCGTCGCCCACGGTGCGCCGCGACGCGCCGCCCACCGCCGCCATCAGCGCCGGCTCCCCCCGGTGGCGCACAGCCGCATCGGCGACGGCTGTCACCATCGCCCCGCACGCGCGGACCGTGTCCCGCCCGTCGAGGAGGCGAACCGGCACCCCGGCGCGCTCCAGATCCGGCAGCAGCGACCCGACAGGCCCCGCAGGGTCGATGCCGATCTCCGCTATCCGGTGCCGATCCCTGAGCTCTGCGAGCCGTTCGGGCAGCCATGACGTGCCGCGGCGGTGCTCGACCAGCTCCAGGATCCCGGCGCCGCACACCACCACCGACGACCACACCCCGTTGGGTGCCACGTCGGCGGCGGCGACCAGATCGCCCGTCGGGCCGTCCTCCGTCTCGGCCGCGGCCCACTCCGCCCCGGTCAGGTCGTCCGTGGAGTCGGCGGGGTCCTCCCACCAGCCGAGGAACTCGCGCGAGAACTCATCCGGCGGCATCCCGGACTGGCGGAACGCCAGCATGATGTCCTCGGTGATGCGCCGCCCCAGCGCGGGCATCGCCCGGCGCCACCGGCCCCGGTCGTCCAGGGAGCATCCGGCGGTGCCGTACCCGTGCTCGCAGCCGTCCACCGCACACGCGGGCGGGTCCGGGTCGCACCACTCCAGGTACGCCAGCCGCGGCTTGTTCCCGGCGCGGCCCGAGTCGCGGATGCCGCGGAGCACCGCCGCATCCAGCCCGCCGGCAGACGACGCGTACACGACCTGCGCCATCGGCCGGGTCGTCAACGTCGGCAGAAGCGCACCCATGTGAGCGGGGCGCAGCGCGAACGCCTCATCGAGGATGACCACGTCGCCGGTGAGGCCGCGGCTGCCGGCCTTCGTGCGGGCCTTGAACTTCAGGCGGCAGCCGTTGAGCAGCTCGATCGCCTCGTCGCCGTTGGCCCGGTGCACTGCCTTGACCTTGCGGTCCAGCTCCGGCGTGCCCTCCACCAGCTCCAGTATGTCGCGGAACGCCTCCTGCGCCGTGGAGAACTCGTGCGCGGACCACACGATGAGGCGCCGGTCCAGCAGGAACATCCAGCCCAGCGCACCCTGCTTCAGGGCTCCGGTCTTCAAGTTCTGCCGCGGTGCGATGATCGCGGTCTCGAACGCTGCTGGTGTCCCCGAAGGGGTCACGGCGAACATCTGGTCAAGGCACAGCCGCTGTTCCGGGTCCGGCGGCAGCCCCGCCATCGGGGCCACGCTCCGCCACGTGTCCGGCATGAACTGGTACTTGCCAGACGCCCCGGAGAACGAATTGGTGGCGTTGTAATCGCCGCCGCTTTCCTGCCCGGCAACGGCGTCCATCACCTGCCTGAGCGTCATGGCCATCTCACATCACCCCCATGATAGGAACCTCGGGCACCGGCCCGTAGCGCATTTCCAGTTCGGCCAGCCGCTGCTGCGCCAGCGGGCTCCCGAAGAACATCGGGTCACCCTTGAGCTTTAACTCCGCCAGCCGCATGTATTCTTGGTGCTCTGGCACGGGCTTGCTTCCTGGCGGGTAGCCATTGGTCATCAACTCCCGCACGAGAAACTTGAACGTGGCGACTGAGCGACGCTCCAACTCGTCCTGCACGTCGCCCCAGAACTCCGCCGCGAGGGATGAACGCGGCATCCTACTGCCTCACGTTCGGTGGGACGTAGCCGTTCCCCTGTCCCGCGTACGCCGCCTGGTCCGGTAACGGCCCGCGGCTCGCGGCAGCCTGCTGTGCCCCTACCGTCGGGGGATTCACCGGGGCGGGTGCCCCACCCGCGGCACGCATCGCCGACGGGTCGACCGCATCTCCCTGTGGCGCACCGCCCGGCCCCGCGGGCTGCTCGGGCTGCAAGGCCGCCCCAACCGCCGCCATCGCCTGCTCGACAATCCAGGGGAGCATGCGCTGCCACCCCTGCTCTACGGCAATCTCGCGGTCCTCCGCCTCGGTGTCCTCGATCTGGTAGCCCTGAGTCTGTACGCGCCGCTTGGACACGTAACCGCCTCGGTGCCCCTCGATCAGACTCTGCCGCTTCGCCAGCTTGTTGTTCTCCGCCTGAGCATCAACGATCACCTCCGCTGACGCTTCGGACACATCGTCCGGGCCAAGGCCAAGCCATTCCGCCTGCCCGTTCGGGTCGTCATCCCGCAACGGCGACAGCAGGTAGACCGTGTCCTTGATGGTGTCCCGCACCATCCGCCGCACGAAATCCACCACGTCGGCAAGCTGCGCCTGTTCCGCCGCCACCTCGGGATAGTCGATCTCCTCCGCGTTCGCGGTGAGCGCCGCCACCGTGTACCCGGCAGCGTTCGCCCCGGGCGCCTGCCCCTGCGCCACGGGATTGACCGCCCCACGCTGCCAGAAACTCATCAGCAGGCTCAGCAACGGCATCTGCAGCATCGGCTCGAAGCCCTGCAGGACGTTCACCACCTCCGCCCCCGGCGGCAGGTACGGCACCCCGTTCTCATTGCTCAGGTCCAGCATCGGCGGCTTCCCGTCACCCGACTCCGGCACCATGCCATCCGGGGCTGTCTTCACCGCGAACCGCGGCCGGCTGTAGGTGTAGGCCACGTCCAGCGCCAACGTCATCATGTCGTTGACCGCGAGTTCCTGCCCCTCCATCCCCCACAACGCGCCCTCGACGGCATCCGATAGCGCGGGGGCACTTGTCACCCGCCCGAACGCATCAATCACCGGCACTCCCGGCAGCCCGTGCTCCCGCGGCCCGTCCTTGATCTGCCCCTCGACGATGTAGCAGTACCAGCGCCGATCGTAATAGCGGATGGTCAGCACGCTGTCCCCGCCGTCCGTGTCCCCGTCCTCTGGCCACGACCAGGCAGCGTTGTTCGCCAGCTGCCGCAGTTTCTCCCGCTCCTCTATCTCGATGCCACGGTTTCGCAACGCCTGGGCAACCTGCGCGTAGGGCTTCCTCTCCACCACAATCGCCCGGCAACGCTCGCCCTGTTCGTCGCGCTCTACGTCGAACGTGCGCCCGTCCAGCCAGCGCCAGCCAATAGGCCGCCTGCCTCGCATCTGCGACTCGGTGCGCTTGCGTACCTCTCGCGTTGTCTCTGTCCGCACCTCACCCGTGCGCGGGTTCTCGTACGTGCGCGGCTCCGTGTCAATGTCGTCGTACGCATCAGTCAGGTAGATCTCGAGCGCCGATTTGCCGCAGTCGTAGAGCGCATCGATGTTCCGGTACCGCTGCTTGATGCTCCCCCGGTCCAGCCACTGGATCAGCCGATTTGCCCAGCGCTGTTCCTTCTGCTGGCGCTTCCTGGACGCCTTGCCCTCACCGCTCGCCGCGATTGTGACCTGCGGCTGTGCCCGGTACTGCGACGATACGCGACGGTTGATCTCGTTCTGCGCCATCCG